GTTGCCACAACATCACCCGTTCTGCCAAATACACTTGTTACGGGAGCCGTATCAATATCGCTCCATGAGGCTTGTAAAGTCGAGCCGTCTTGCTTTGTAAGAGTAAGTGTCTTGGTTGTCGTACCGCTTACATTTGCCGCAGTAAGGCTCCTATCGTATGCAGTGTCCCATTCCGCTTGCTCCGCATCACTAGGTAAGCTATATCCACTTGCATACGTAACCGCCAATGTGCCACTTTGTACAAGTGGGCTATTTGCAACACTAAAACCCGTAGGCATTGTAAGCCCTACTGATGTAAGATTGGTAGCCGCCCCACTCGCACTATAATCCAAATTCACGTAAACGGGACTCGGCTGACCTCCACTAACCGTAATGTTGGTTACATCATAAGTAACCTTGATTGTCGGTTGTGTTGAGCTATATGTAACTTTAATTAATATCATTATGAGGTAACTTGGTTTTGAACTTCAACGTAGCCTTGCATCCAAGTATATTTATTAGTAGATATGGTTACTTCAAGCTCGTAAGTATATTCTCCAGCCGTATAAGTTGCCGTAGTAACTGGTGTCAAACTAACCTTTCTTGTGTAGTTATTAATTTGCACAAAATCAGCATTGAGCCACTCAATCATAACCGTACCGCTAGTGTTCTTGGCTTGTAGCTTAAAGCTATAAGTTGATACATCTAGTGGATCAGTCTCGCATTCATCTTCATAGAATGAATAGGTGATGATGTAAGTATCTCCCTTCTTTATCGGCTTCATGTTTAATTCACCTATCATGGCTTATCGGCTTTATCTTTTAATTCTAATTTAATCTCATTAAGAGCTTGCATAATCTCTTTGAACTGAATTGCAGTCTCGTCTTCTTTCTTTTCAAGAGTCTTTAGCCTAAGATCATGCTCTCTTAGCTTTATTTTCATATCGGTATAAAGGCGAATAGCACCGAGTCCGAATGCTATTGTTTGTATGCCTAAAACTAACCAGAAATTTGCTTCCATTTGCTATTAAAATTACATAATTTTTTACAATGCGATATATACCGCTTTTACTACTTTTCCGTTAAATGAGCTGCCAATACTAATGACAAAATTTGGCGATGTTCCAGTTACAGTGTAGTTATAATACCATGTGCCATCTATGCCAACCGCCACGAGTTTAAAGGTTGCTGGGTTTCGACCAGTGATTGTACCGCTTGCTACGGTGTAGCTATCTACGGTTGTAATCTCAGTCAGAGGACCAGTCCCTTGGAGAGTAAAATTATAGCTAGAGTTTTGGCCGATGCTAGAACTAAGTGATAAGTCTTGTATAATGCAGTCAAATTCGTACACTTTGTAGTTTCCACTTGCATCGATTATGTCCAAATACCCTACAAAAGCAGCATCACTGCCTTCAATAAAATTATCAAAAAAAGTTATAGGCTGCAAATTTGATTGTACCATCTTTACTAGACCGCTTCCGCTAATTGAGAAGCTAGACCTATTAGTCAAATATTCCCTAAAAACTCCGTTCGTTCTAGGAGCCAACTCTAAAAAATCCCTAGTAATACTTATTGTAGCATCTTTAGTACACGCAAAAGGATAGACATTACCACTTGCGTTTGTAAATGCTAAAACTAAACCTTGCGCCGTTACTACTTCTGCCATATTAATTTGTTAAATATCTATCTACATAAGTGTCAAATGTTTGTGCATTTGACGCAGTATAACTAAATGTCATTTCTCCTCCGTTCAAGTCTAGTGAATATATGTTGGTATCTATCCAAACAGTTAAAATATCATTTGTTGCAAGTGTTACACTATTTGTACTCAAATCCACATTAAAAGGCTCTGGTAAGTTATTAATATTTACACTTTGTGTGTTAATAGCCGTACCATTCTTTCTAAGCTCAAAATTTACTGGAGTAGTACCGTTTGATGTAACATAACCAGATACATTGCAAGCAATATTTACGGTAATATTATTTGTACCAATATAAGTAATGTTTGATGTGCCGCCTAACGTAAAGTCAGCAGCACTTACAATAGTCCATGGAACATAATTTGTTGATGAGTAAGAGCCAGTTGTAACATCAGCTTCAAATGTCTTTGTAACATCTGCCCCAGGGTCTTTTACACTATCGTAAACTTCAATAAGTGTTGCACTCCAAATAGCCGAAGAGAAATCAATCTCTTTCATGTTTAAAACATAATAAACTTTATTTGGGTCATCATCAACAAATATAAATGTGTTAATTAAGCCAATTGGGTCTGCACCACTATTAAATTTAAGGCCATAACAATTAACATCAATCTTATTTCTATTATATCTATTATGCTCCCAATAAGGTATCAATGCTTGTTGCAAGAATGGGTATCTTTCGTCTGCATATCTATATCTAAACCATTCTGCGTTTGTAAATGTTATTTCATCTGACTCAAATAAACTACCCTTAAAGTTATAAGATACGTTGTCCTCTAAATATGTATAATTCTCAGATGTGTTTCTTAAACTTCCAGATTTTTCGTACTTAACCTCATGACCAGTAAGATTTGATCTTCTCTCATCTACATTAAATACTGGGATTGTTTCAAGAGAAAAGTTCTTAATCTGTAATTGATTGTCAACATATCCGTCTCGTAAAAATCCCCAAAATTGCACTTTAAACTTACCAGCATAAGGCATCGGCTCAGATGTTACGGTAATTGTCTGCCATTCAGTTGCAAATATGTCTTTTGCTGGGTCAACTACCATTCTGATTTGTGCAGTTGGATATGTTTTAGTAACATCATTCAAAACCCACTTACCTTCCTTATCTAACCAATAATTACCAAATGCAGTTTCTAAATATAAAGATGCAATTAATATATCTTTATCTTGAAAACTTATAACTCCTTGACTTTGATAAGTAGGATTTGCATAAGTAGATAAATTAAAATCTTTATATTTTACATCAAATGTTAATTTGATAGTATCAAGTGTTCTTATGTATGTATATTCAGATTGAATGAAAGAAAACTCACTATCTCTTAATCTGAAATAAGCATATCTTTCGCTCAGTATTGTATCTACATAAACCTCAGATATATTTCTAACTCCAGTATTAACTGTTTGAGATAACCAGGTTCCGTAATAAAAACTCCAGTTATCTAAAGCATATAATTTAAGAGAAGCATTAGAGCTTATAAGTGCGCCCCTTGTAAAAGAAGAGTTTTGCACTACCTCTGGAAACATTTCATATTGCTTAATTACACTATCAAACTTTGTGCGTCTGTTAATGTATCTAAGCATCTCTGGAGCAATAGGCTGCATATTTTCGCCTACTCCAATATTTGCATCGTATCTTCTATTTACGGTTGCTCTGCCACCTCCGACTTGATTCCTAAATCCTCTTAAATTTACATTCGTAGGAATATATAAATCTTCTAATCTAAGGAAATACCATTGGCCTTTGTATTGAAACATAGTCTGGCCAAATGATGTATTAATTTTATTTAACGCTTCAAGTTTGCTATCATACTGCTTAGGCTCTTGCATAAAAGTCCTAGCATCAAAATAACACTGATCTAAACACATATCTGTGTTTGTGCTATTCATTGAAGTATGATACAAAGAGTTATAAACCCTAGATTGTACTAAGCTCTGTGGAGATTCTTCTAGGCAATAACCAATAGCAGTCCAAGGTGTTAATTTACCTACAACCTCAGCGCCGTTATTACTAAATTGCTTTTCTGATAATTGACCTATTCCTTCTGTCGCAGTAAGCGTCAAAACGTGCTCACCAGCAATCCATGTTTCTTGGAAGTTATCTTGTAAAATAAATCCATACCAATATGGGGTAAAACTACCGAAAGAAAATATTACCTCAATGTCATTGTCATTATTTGTAACAAAGTTATCCATCGTTACAGATGAATCACTTGCTATTATATTTATTGTAGCTTGTTGCGGTCTATAAGGCTTGAATAAATTTTCATCTGTGTTGTATTCTGATAATACAAATGGCCTTGCTGCTGGAGTCAGATATGTAACCCCACCAGTCCAACCTTCAAATAATAATTGAACGGTACAAGTATCACCTTCTCTGCTTTTAAATTCAATCCTATATTTTTCGCTTCTAGCCAATTCTATTAATATTAGTGTTTGTTCTATTTAATACCCCTACTAAATCTGCGCCTCTTTGTACAAAAACAACCTCACCAGATAATCCTGTACCACCTTGTAAACCATTTAAACTTCCTCCGCTACCTATAATTGGTAGTGTAAGTAAGCCTCTATTTCTTCTTCTACTTTGTATAATCTCTGTTGCTCCTTGAACTCCAGCACCAGAACCAGGGACTAATGCGTTTGCTATGGCAGTTATTGCAGCATTTATTGCTAACTGAATAGCTACTCTTTTTAAACTAGCTACTGCTATATCCGCAAATTCTTTCCATGAAATTTTAGCTTTTGACAAAACTTTATCAAATAAATATTCCAAAGGCTCTGTTATGGCTTGTTGTACATAAGGCCTAATTTCTTGGAATAATTGTCTATAATCTTTTTCAAATGTTTTTAATGCACCTTGAGATTCTTTTAGCCAAGGAAATACCTCATTAATAGTTGGTACTTTTATTCCTTTTAAAGTTGTAGCAGCAACAAGTGCTTTATAAAATCCAGGAGGTAAATAATTTTCTGGATCATTTGTATCAAACATACCCTCCCTAAAAACATCTATTTCTGTATATAATTTCTTACTTAAAGCAGAAGCCGCTTTTTCAGCTTCTTTCATTGCATCAAAAAACTCTTTATTAATTTGTTTTGCAAATCCGAATAACTCAACACCTGCAAATTTTTTCTGGTTTTGTTGAGCTTCTATTATAATACTCTCTTGTAATCTTCCTAATGCAGCTTTTAATTGAGTAGTTAATTCTGTTATTGGAGTTTTAATATCATAATCTTCAAAAACACTAGGAAAGTCTAATTTTATTTGATCAAGAATATCTTGTTTTTCTTGTAATAGTAAATTGTCTTTTTGTAATGCTTTCACAAATTCTTGACCCCTAGCAAACTTTTCTTCGTCTTTGTAATAACCAATTAATTTTTTATATTCCTCACTTAACTTAAATGTTTCTAAATATTCTCTATTTTTTTTAGCAGCTCCATCAGTTGCTTGTATATTAGAATTTAATGCTCTTGTAGCATTTTCTATTTCATCTACAAATGACTGATTTCTGTTATTTAAGTTAAATATAGATTCAGCTAATTGATCAACTGTTTTTTGTTCGGTTCCTAAATTACTTTTTAACCCAGTTGCTGCACCCCCTAGTTTAGCTGATGATGCAATAACTTTTTTATTTGCTTCATCTTGTTTTAATGCAGCATCTCTATTTTTTATTGCAGTTTTTAATAATCTTTCTTGTTCAAATACTTGCTTATCAACATCTGCAATTTCAGAAGCAAATGCTTGAACTTTAGCTTGTAATCTTAGGGTTTCTATGTATTTTTTTGTAGCTCTATCAATTTCTTCTACACTAGATTTGCCAGCTACTAGCTTATCATAGTAATCTTTATTTATTTCCTTTAATTGAAAAAGAGCGTTTTTTCTTTCTTTTTCAGTTGTTGATAAATCTGTTGCTGCTTTTGTTAATGCGGTTATAACTGCAATTTGACCACTAACTGAAGCATTTGCGTTATTAGTTACTTGTTCAACACTTAATTGTGTTTTTAAGAATTCTTGATATGCTTTATTTGCATTTTCTAATTCAGTTCTAAACTTGTTTTGTTTACCGAATAGCGCATCAATAGCATTTCCTAATCCGCCATATTTTTGAGCCAAAACAGTAACCGCAGAAGTTACAATTGAAAACCCAAGATATAATCCTGCTGGTCCTTTTAAAGATTGGCCTAATGAAACAAAAAAACCTTTTAAACCTTTACTTTCTGTTGATAATTTACCAAATCCTTGTATAATTCCAGGCAAGTTGTTTTGAACGCCTACAAATCCAAATGGTAAATCTTGAATTGCTAATGAAAGGCCAGTTACCGCAGTTCTAGCTTCTTTAGATGTGGTTGCAACAGTATTTAAGCCTTGTGATTTAATTTTAGTGATTTCATCACTAACAATTTTTATTTTTCTATTGAGTACATCAAGATCTGCAATAGCAGTTGTAGCAGCTCTTTGTTTTTCAAGACCCTTTAAATCAGATTTAAGTGTAGTTAAACTCTTTTTAAATTGAGTTATATCTAAACCTAACTCTGCATATAATTGTTCTGTATTCATTTACTCAATCTTTTGAAGATCTCTCTATACTCTTCATCTGTTACTTTTGAACTTTTATCACCTGGTAATTCCCACAATGCTTCTGGGCTTTTTGGTGATGATTTTGGATCGCCTAATAATTTTACCATAGTGTACATTATCATTCTTGCAACCCTATAATCTGCCACCTTTGCTTCATTATAGCCTTTGGCCATTAATGAAAAATGCCTTGGACTCATTTCAAAAAAAACTTGTGGTAATAACCTCAATTCACCAAAAGCAAATGCTTCTATTTCTTCCCACGAGAGTTCTTTTTTTTTGTATCTTCTTGAGTTTGAGTTTGTTTGATATACTCATTTTGAGTCCATAATGAAATGGCGTTACTTATTTCAAGCATAGCATCTTTATTATTTAGGCTACTTTCAACCCAATCAACAAATTGCTCAAATGAATAAGATGGTTTCTCATTTTTTACATAGCAGTTATTTATATAACCTCCATACAAAATATGAGATATGCCTAATTCATTAAGATCATCATTCTCAAAGGCTATTCCAGAAACAATTTTATCAGTTAAATATCTTAATGAAGCCATGCCAAATTTAAGGCCAATGGTTTCACCATTAATAGTAATAGTAGTATAGTTCATAATTAGTTTTAAGCAATGATATCAATCTCACCATTTGATGAAATAGTACCAGAAAAGTTGATGAATTCAGTAGTTGATTGGTTAAGAGTCAAAGATGTGATATAACCATCAAATTTGTGATAGTAAGAAGCACCAGCACTTGAACCAGTTACAACTGGGTTTTGTACTCTTACAACAATTTGAGTTCCTGCGTTAAAAGCAGTCAATAATGCCGAATAGCTAACTTGCTCAGAAGTTGGAGCAGTTTCGCAAATTGCATCAAAATCTACGGTCATGTTTGGTTTACCAATTGAGGTAAATGTTCCGCAGTTTGTTTGCTCAACAGTAGAATCAAGAGTACCGTTTACGCTTGATGTACGCAAACAAATAAGTGATTCCCAATTAGAACCGTTGTCTAAGCTAATATCTACGCTTTGGGTAGAACCTTGAATTTTTGCCATTTTTGTTTATTTTTGATTTACTAAATTGTTTATTGTTATTATTTTACGAGCAACATAATTGTCCCCGTCTTGCAAAGGTAAATATACTGAATTTATTCGTGCCATAGGATATACTATAAAGTCAGAATCGCTAAACCCATCTACATGAGTATCAGGTATTAATAAATTTAAAATCTGACCAGCAATATTATCAACTACTGATAAATCGTTAATTCTATATTGCTCACTAAAAATGTCTATATCTACCGTTACTATATTATCAAATGAATCGTTTGTATTATTTGCTATCTCGCTAATTCCAGATATAACTACATAATTCTGTGGAGTAGTTCTAAATGGAGTTTGCCCATAAACTGGTACATCTTTACCATTATATGATAAAAATCCATTTAATTTGGCAACATATATTGATCTTACACTATTTGAACAATCTTTCATTATTTTTTCAATATTTGCCTTATTCTATTAAACATTATTGGTAAAACAGTATTAACCGCTGGATAAAAAAATGGTTTTTGTTTTGTTTTTCCTCTACCATTTTTATAATACCTATCTGCTATATTTCTCCAATATTCTTCTAATCCTTTTACATACTTAAGAGCATATTTGCCAGTACCAAATTCTACATAAGCTGCATATCTGGTTCTAGCTACTAAAGCATAACTTAATGGCCTATCTTTAATATATCCAATTGATGATCTCAATCTACCACCATTTTTTAAAGCTACTGGAGCTTTTTGTTTTGCCACTGTTACCATTTCTTGCATAGAGGCTTCCATCTCAATATCAATCTCTTTTAGCTTATTATCAAGTTTTTTCTCTAAGTTTTTTATATACTTATTGAATAAAGTAGGATTTATATACAAAACATCTTTTGCCATTAAATAACTACCTTTTTATATTGATGATAATTTAAGCCATCCCAGTTAGGATATTGGCTTATAAGTGCTTGAGGATCAGCGTTCATCTTCTTGCCTCTGTTCTCGTACTGCCAAGCCACCAAAGCCAAAATATCATTGGCAATATCCTCTGGAACTGAGCTATAACCACTCTGGTATTGCACCTCATAGTTGCCTTGGGTATAAAGCCACAATTTGCCTGCAATGACCTCATAGTCATCATTTTTAGTTAATGATTCCCAGCTATTTATGCCAGTTTTTATTTTTACACTGTCAATGCAAATAACTGGTCCATATGGCAAATCTACCATCCAAACGCTTGGCTCATAGCCAGTTGTCTGAATATAGCTTTTAAGCAATTTATTTACAAATGCAACCCCAGTTAGTTTTTCAATATGTATTCTCGAAGCATTGATCAGTGATTGTATTAAAGTATCATCTGATGTATAATCAATTCGCATCCAATTCTTTGCGTCAGTTAAGCTCACTGGTTCAACGACCCCATCAGCTAAGATCGCCGTTCCGTTTATATATATCGCCATACTTACTTATATTTATTAACCATTTCTCTGAACCAGGCCTCAAACTCATCAAGCGCTTTTCTCGGGTCATGCTCTCTTGATCTCTCTTTTGCTTTTTTGGATGCCTCACTATATTTTTTGGTGTCATCCAGTTCAGTAATTGCCTTAACCCAGCTTTTAATATCATTCCGATCCTTTATAAATATGCCCGCTTTCCCACAGTTCTCAACCAACCCATCGGCCATTGTGCTTATAACTGGAATCCCAGAGCAATAAGCCTCGGTTGCCGTTCTGCCCCAACTCTCATAATCACTAGGCATTAATAGTATCCTTGTTTGCTTGTAGTATTGCGCAATATCTGGCGTATTAGGCACTAATTTTAGATTTGGAAGGCTAGATGTCATTTGTTCATCATAGCTCCCCAAAACGCCTAAAAACTGCTTATTTGGCAATGCACGAGCAATCTGTTCAAATATCTTACCGCCTTTGTTCTCGTTGGTGTTAATCAGAGTAATGTATTCGTTCTTCGCTGGGTCAATCTTAAGGTCATAAATCCGATAGTCAACGGGAGGCGTTAGTATAAAGTTATCCCATTTGTAATTTAATTTCTCTTTTAGCCATAAAGAGTTATACACAACGTGTTGATTGCGTTCTGCATTAATGATTTCGGGGTAAGGATGGCTATTATGGATAAGATGAAAAACTGGTTTTTTATAAAGTTTAGCAGCTCCTACTGTCCATCTTGTATAGTCCAAATGGGTAATTACTGCATCGCTCCAACGCATTAAATTATCAACTACGTTCTCACTTGGCGGGAAAACATCCACATTATCAAAGACATAATTATTTTTAATCTTATAATGATTTGCTTGATGCAAAAGCACTCTTACATTATGCCCTTTGCTTATCAAGTCTTTATTGATGTGATGTAGCATCCATTCAGCACCACAATTATGCTGAGGAGGATAAAGATGAATTGAGCAAACTATATTCATAAAAAGTTATAATTAAAGTATAAACCGTAATGTTCGTTTAATTTAAAAGTTTCCATTATAGGAAACCTATCACTAAATACTGATGGCGTTAAATCAGCTTGTTGATGTACCTCAAACACATTACCTCCAACCGCATCTTGATGCATTAAGTAAGGCACTGCCGCCATGCAATATATACCTTTCATAGTAATATTAGCAAGTAAATTTTGAGCATCTCTAATACTTAAATGCTCTAATACATCACCTAATATGATGTATCTATAATCTTTGTAATTAAATTCTAAAATGTCTTGGTTGTAAACATTGACATATTTATCTCTCAAATTGAACTGCTCAATATATGGAGAATAAATCTCAACAGCATCAATACTTGTAAAATCTTTGCAAAGCAAATCGTAATAACTTCCAGAACCTGGTCCAACATCTAATATCTTAATGTTAGATGAGAAGTTATGAATAAGATGATCTCTGAAATAATCTTTAAAATAGTTGTATGAATAAGGCATAGTAAAAAAAAGGGAGACTTACGGGTCTCCCAATGTTTATGATTAACTAACCTTAGATTGCACCATAGATACAAGCTGAAGGCTGGAATTGCATCAAATCGCAACGAGCTTCGCAACGGAAAGTGATCAAGTTTTTGATGAAATCATCTTGATCGAATTCAGTTGAACGAACTGCAAGTCCGCTCTGTTGAGCAATAGAGAACTTAGTAGTGTCAAGAACATAAGCCTTAGACGCTGTAACCAAGCTATGAGGAACAACGGGAATACCCATCATTCTGATGTTACCTTGAGCATCGATAGTGATACCACCAGGAACAGAGTAAGAACCACCAGAAGGAACGGTTTTCAAAACGTTAGCCCAACCAGCGTGTGTGGTCAAGATAAGGTTTGCATTCCAGTTAGCAGAACCCAACTGAGCAACATAATCTACGAACTTCTCAGCAGTGTTAGCACCACTAGATACACCAGCAGTTGCGCTAGAAGCGAGGTCGTTCAAGTAATATGTATCTTCTGCTCTTTGGAAATCTTCGATCAAAGATTGCTGCAAATACGCGTTCAAGAAAGGAAGATCGTCAACCATTTGGCGAGATACCTTTACATAACCAGCGATGAATTGCAACACTTTGTTTACAACTGTTACATCGTAATCCAATTGTGCTTTAGAAGAACCTTCAGTTTGCTTACCGAAAGAACCTTCACCAACTGGAGTATTTCCACGAGGGAAAGATACTGAACCAGTTGAAACTGGGATGATGTTGAATACGCTTCTGAGGTGTGGGTTTACAAAAGCGCGGAGAGCTGGAGAATTGATGTAAGAAACGTAAGGGTTACCAGTAAGGTTACCGCCAGCGCCTTCAGTCATTGTTCCAACAACTTTAAGGTCCAATTCGAAATTGAAACCTTTACCGTTTGATCTAACTGCTTCTTTGATTGAATCGTAACCTTTTACGATAGCTTCACCAATTGCAGATTTGATCTCAGCAATATGCTCGTTGTAAGATTGTGCAACTTTCTTAGTCTCAGCAGCACCAATTTTACCAAATGCAGCTTTAGCAGCGAGAACTTCTTCTCTTGCTTCAGCAATTGTCTTGTTGTTTTTTGCGAGTTGCTCGTTGATAGCCTCAACTTTGCTTTCGAAAGCCTTAGCAGCTTTCTCAGTAGCAGCAGCAACTTCAGCTTTCTGCTCGGCCATTTTAGCCTCAAGAGCAGCTTCAAATGTTTTAATGTCGCTCATTTTGTTAATTTAAAATTTGTTTATAATATTTATTAAAGACTCAACTGGAACCTCTTCTTCTTTTTGCTGCAAAGGTGTTTCATCAACTGCCTTTGTGCTACTCATACGTTCAATCAGTTCAGCGAGTTGTTTCACTTTTAACATACACAAATCGATTGTCTCATCCGTTACATCACTGTTGCGGATAAATTTCTCAAAAGATTTGATTTGATCTTGTATTTGTTCAATGTTATTCATATTCTTCATGCCCAGTAATGGAGTCGCTTCGTTAGCTCCCCATGCAGTAAGGCTTGATCCTTCAAAAAGCATTACTTCATGGATTTGGTTTGCATCTCCACTTTTTTGCTCTCTCAGTGTTTTAAAGCCAATTGAGTGTTCAGCAATAAGCCCACTCTCAATCATCTTAATATAATCTTGACCAAGATTGTGTTTACCAACCTTACTCTCATAATAAAGTCCGTACTCGTCCTCTTTCAATACTTGTATTTTACCAAGTGGCTTAGATGGATCGTGATTAAGTAGATGCTTAATTCTACCTTTTCCTTCTGGTCCCCAATCTTGGATTGATCTTTTAAATGCACCTGGCATCATAATATCGCCATCGCTATCTACGTTGCCAAATGCGGAGAAATAACCAGTTACAACTCCTTGCTTAGTATCAACATCTTTAACCTCTAGGTTAAATGATTTGTAATTGTATATCATGCTTTTTCTATTGTCTATTTGCTCTAATTTACGAATTGCCCAATTAATGCCCGCATCACCGCCCCAAGCGTCCCACATCAACCCACCGCAACCCTCTGAATAAGGCACATCTTTGTTTTGTTGATGTCTTTTAAAAGATGCCATTCTAGCAATGGTATCACGAGATATTTTCTCACGATTTGCTAATTGATTAGCTCTTGTCCATCCTACTGGAGTTCCACAATCACTGCCATTCTCCTCTTTCCACTTTAATGCTCTTTTAGCATTGTTCGTAGCAGCTTCGGGATAGTCGTTGTAAGTCTCTTCTTTTAGCTCCAAACTTTTCTCTTCCTCTTGTGCGAGATAAGCTGCATAAGCACGCTCCGCACTATCACGTGAAGTGTACATACATTCTCCGTCTCCGATCCTATATTTGCCGTTTGAACAAGCGTATATTGGCATAATTATCTTTTCATTATTAATCTTCCGTTCTCATCCCTTTTCGGTACAAAACCAACTGTGCATCGACAATTGATCGTGAACCCTGCTGGGGCAGTTGGGTCTCCAGGTTGTGCAGCTAGCACCGTATCGCCTTTTTTACCAGTGGAAGTGAACGGCTCATTAAAAGGAACTGTTGCACCATCCATGTTAAAATGATCGTAAGAGTTTCTTGGAATCCTACGAGTTCTTATATCACGACTAGCTATCCAAACCTTATCTACTTCAAAGTTATGCAATTTTGCGCCTTCCATTGCGGCATAGTTACTTGCACGCATCACCTCCGTTCTTGCTATTCTTCTAGCCCTCATCATTGCATATCCTAGCTCATTACTTTGTACAATCTGCCGACTGATCTCATCTATACCAAGTCCCTCTGCAACGCCTTTGTTAATGATGGCTAGTAATTGCTTTTTTGTTGTTTGCGTAATGTCTGCGACAAGCATAAAGCCATACTGAGCCAAAAATTGCATGATGGTAGTAATGAAGTCATCATTCAAGCCAAATGGATTGGCTGCTTTCTGACTCATGTTTCTAACTGCTCTAAATGATGCGTTTCCGAACATAACCGCCGCTTCTCTATAAAGCTGCATCATTATTTTCATCATCTCATCATTCCAAGCATAAGCACCCATCAGCGTTTGCGCAGCACCCGTACCATAAAGCCTAACATCACTAGCTACTTTCTCTAGGTCTTTGCTAATTGCCTTCTTAAATAAAGAACTATATTTTGCATCGAGCTGCCTACGCATCCTTTCAAACTTCACCCAATATTCGCTTCTTTGCTTCGCGTTCATCGATGCACTTTTGT